ACACATAATCGTTTAGTCATTGCTCTACAAACATTAAACCAAATAGAACGTGCATTAACCGACATCATGCAAACAGGCAAGATGGCTAAGATACAGGTTAGTGATAACGTAAAATAGTTTATTAACTTTAAGAAGGAAGTAATATGAGTGACCAAGCTCTAGAGCAGTCACCACAGAGTCGCTTAGAAGCGATGCTTGGTGATATGGGAGAAGAACCTGTAACACAGGAGATTCCAGAAGAACCACAAGAGGCTGAGGAAGAAGAAACTGTAGAGGTGGAAGCCGAAGCAGATGAACCTACTGACGTTGAAGAAGAAGTAGAAGATTCCGAAGAAGAAGAACCAGAAACAGAAGACGAAGTAGAGGAAGAGGACTCCGATGAGGAACAACTTGCACAATCTGTTAAGTTGAAAGTTAATGGTGAAGAAATCGAGAAACCACTTGACGAAGTCGTGGCATTAGCACAACAAGGACTCGACTACACTAAGAAAACACAAGAAGTAGCTGAACAACGTAAATCTGTTGAAGCATTGCAAGAGCAGTTAAAAATGCAAGAACAACAGTTTGCAGAACAGCAGCAACTTAATAGTTTGTTGATTGAAGATGTAGCGAAAATCACAGCACTAGACCAGCAATTAAGCCAATATGCTGACGTGGATTGGCAGAAATTGACTGATAGTGACTTCGTGGAGGCACAAAAACAATACATGGCATATAACCAGTTACAGCAAGAACGTAACAACTTAGTTTCACAGTTTGAAGCCAAGAGGCAAGAAGCAGTAACAAAACACCAGTCAGCTCTAGCGGAGCGTATCAAAAAAGGTAAAGAAGTTCTAGCCAAAGAAATACCTAATTGGAGTCCTGAGACTACCCAATCAGTTATTACCACTGGGAAAGAATATGGATTTACTGATGATGAGATGAACGCTATTGTTGACCCAAGACACGTTAAAGTTTTGTATGATGCAATGCAATGGCGCAAACTTCAAAGTAAAAAGCCTGTAGTTAAGAAGAAGGTCGCAAGTGCCAAACCAGTAGTGAAGCCTGGAACAAAAGACCCCAAAACATCAGCTAACTCGACTGCTAAGAAAATGCGTGAGCAATTACGCAAATCTGGTAGTGCAGAGATGGCATCTAAATTAATCGAACAAATGATTTAAGGAGTTTTTATCATGGCAGTTTCAGCAACCAATAGCTATACCGGTGCAGGTATCGCAGAAGATTTTGAAGATATTATTTACGATATATCTCCAGAAGACACACCTTTGCTTTCTATGGCAAAGAAATCAACAGCAGCACAAACATATCACCAATGGCAAACTGACGTATTAGCAGCAGCAGCAGATAACAGACAGCTTGAAGGTGATGACGCATCATATGCTACTTTAGCAGCAACAACAGTATTAGGTAACTACACACAAATCTCCCGTAAGACAGTCAATATTTCTAACACCTATGACGTGGTCAAGAAATACGGAAGGAAGAGTGAAGTTGCTTATCAGTTAATGAAAGCTGGTAAAGAACTTAAACGTGACATGGAACACGCATTAGTGCGTAACCAAGCATCATCAGCAGGTGGTGCAGGTACAGCTCGTTCTTCAGCTGGTATCGAGTCATGGATTGCTGGCAACAGCATCAAAGCAACAGCAGCTTCAACAGCAACAACACCAGGTTTCTCTGGCGGTACAGTTGCTGCTCCTACAGATGGTACAGCAGGTACTTTCGTTGAAGCAGACCTAAAATCTGCATTAGAAGCAGCATGGGTAGATGGTGGTGAACCAACAACTATCTTAATGTCTTCTAAAAACAAAAAACTTTTCTCAGCTTTCGCAGGTATTGCAGAGAAACGTCACATGGTTAATGGTACTAATGAAGCAATCATTACAGCAGCAGCTGACGTGTATGTTTCAGACTACGGCAACCATACAGTTAAACTAGACAGATTCATGCGTGACCAAGCTGTATTATGCTTAGACCCACAATATGTTGGTGTAGCATCTTTACGTCCAATCACAAAAGAAGAACTAGCTAAAACTGGTGACTCTACTAAGTACTTAATGACAGCAGAATATGCGTTAGTGGTTAATAACCCTGATGCTCATGCTAAAGTACAAGGCGTTGGTGCTTAATAGCATTTAATGTTACAATAGGGGGATAGAAATATCCCTCTATTTTTATTATGCCAATATTATTTGATAAAGACCCAATTACAGGTGTTACGCAGTATTACGATTACGACCCTGTTAATGACATACACATGATACACAATGTGCAAGACTTCACACCATTAGTTGAGAAGTTAAAACAAGCACAAAATGACCCTGATGTATGGAAAAAGGGTATGAAAGAATCATGGGTACACTATGCTAGTATCCCACCGGTTATTGAGATGAAATTAAAAGAAAAAGGTATCGACATCTACAATAAAGACCAAACAAAAGAATTACTCAAAGAAATAAACACAAATTATCCTTGGTTAAAAACAACAACAAAGAATCATGGATAAACAAGAATTACAAAGAATACAATTAGCAATACACGATTTAGTTAATCGTGAAGATTACAGTTCTGCATTACCGCTTATTAACCAAGCGCTAGAACATTATCCTGATAACGATGCTACATTAAACTTTATGGGTTATATCCATTTGATGGGTGACCAGCCAGCATTAGCTTATCAATACTTTAGACGTGCATTACAAGAGAGTCCAGGCAACAAAGCTATATGGACATCACTAGGTCGTGCTTACCATGAACTAGATAACTTTGAAGATGCAATCAAATGCTTTCTAAAATCAGCAGAATTAGATAACAATTACGCATTAGCATATAGCAATGCAGCAGCTAGCTTTATACAAACATCTGAATGGAAGAACGCAGAAGATGTATGTAACCTAGCATTGCAAATTAATCCTAATGACCAGAACGCTAATATGAACCTTGCTCATGCTTATTTAGCACAAGGTAAATGGCAAGAAGGTTGGAAGCAATGGGGACTATCACTTAATAGCAAGTTCAGAAAAGAATGGCACTATGGTGATGAATCTCGTTGGGATGGGCAAGCAGGAAAAGATATTATTATTTACGGAGAACAAGGCTTAGGCGATGAGATATTTTATGGTAATTGTTTACCTGATGCTATCGCTATTAGTCGTAAGGTCTACATCGACTGTGACCCAAAACTCGAAGGCTTATTTAGAAGGAGCTTCCCTGAGGCGGAAGTTCACGGCACAAGATTGGAAGAACATCCGGAATGGTTAGCAGATAAGAAGTTTGACCATCGTTGTGCTATTGGTGGCTTACCAGAGTTCTTTAGACACGATAGCAAGGACTTTCCTAGAGAAACATACCTTGTTGCAGACCCTGAACGTAGGCAAATGTGGCGTTCTTTATTTGACTCATGGGGTAAAAAAGTCATTGGCATCACTACACATGGTGGTAGTAAACGCACAAATAAAAAAGGTCGTAAACTTACAAAAGATGATATACAATCATTATTAAGTCGTGATGACTTAATTTTAATTTCATTAGATTACGAGGTAGATGAGAAGATAGATGGAGTGAAGTATTTTCCATTTGCCACGAAATCATCTGATTACGATGATACAGCAGCACTTATTGCTGAATTAGATGCAGTTATTGGTGTCAACACGACTGCACAGCACTGTTCAGCTGCATTAGGTGTTAAAACTATCTGTTTAGTACCAAAATGGCATCAGTGGCGCTATGCACAGCCTAGTATGCCCTGGTATCGTAGCATGACACTCAAGTATCAAGAAGATAAAACATGGAAAGAAGTCATTGAGTCAGTTAATATCTGAAGAATACAGGGAAATGCAGGCGAAACTGCATGAGAACCCTAACTATGGCATAGCATCTACTTACTTTGCTCCTATTGTAGACGACATCATTAGCCAGTTTAAAATAACAGACTTATTAGACTATGGTGCAGGTAAATTAAGACTACGAGATAGCATCAAATCAGAAGTAAATTACACAGCATATGAGCCTAGTAATCCTGATTATGATGATGAACCTGAACCATGCGAATTTGTAACTTGTATAGATGTTCTAGAGCATATAGAACCTGAGTTACTTGATAATGTACTCGATGACCTACAAAGAGTCGTTATTAAATATGGACTATTTACTATTCATACCGGTCCAGCAGTAAAAACACTTCCAGATGGCAGAAATGCACATCTGATACAACAACCTTATACCTGGTGGCAACCAAAGATAAAAGAAAGATTTGAAATGGTTAGAGAAGTTGCTATGGATAATGGTTACATTGTATTCGTAAAACACAAATAAGGATTCCTAAATGGCATTTACTAACTACACGTCATTCGTGACAACAGTCGAGAATTATCTTGCTCGCTCAGACTTAACATCTGTTATTCCAGATTTTGTTGAGTTAGCACAAGAAAGACTATCTCGTGACTTACGAGTGCAAGAGATGTTAAAAGTAGCTACAGCTAATACTGTTGCAGGCGACAAAAATATAGCATTTCCTAGCGACTTTCTAGAGTTAAGAGAAATCCATATCGATGGCACACCGGTTTATACACTAGAATTCCAAACACCAGACAAATTCTTTAGAAATGGTAAGACAAGTGAATCAGGCGTCCCAACAAACTTTACAATGCTAGGTGCTGAATTCCAATTTGCACCAGTGCCTGATGGAACTCAAACAGTTCAAATACTATATTATGCTAAACCTGACTTTATTAGTGCATCAACAGCAAGTAATGTCTATTTAGCGTATTTCCCTGATGCTTTGTTATATGCAACTCTAGCAGAAGCACAGCCATACTTAATGAATGATGAAAGAATCGCAGTATGGTCGTCTATGTATGATAGAGCAATCGCAAATATCAGAGAAAACGACAAGGGAGCAACATTCTCTAGTGCAACATTAAACGTAACAACTTCATAAGGAACAATTATGGCTGAATTTAGTAATTTTTTAGAGAACGCACTTATTAATGCTGTTCTCCGTAACACAACATATACATCACCAGCAACAGTATATGTATCTTTATACAC